CTATGCCAGAAGGCTATCGAATACATGAATTAAAAGTTGAAAACAAAAAAGGCCATGCTTGAACAGCATAGCCCTGCGCTAAGAGATGATTTTAACAATGGCCGAAAATCCGTCAAGCACTAATTCACAAGCTGAACAGATACAACGACTTATAAGCCAATCAGTGAAACGCACCAATTTCAACTACAGGTGTGTCGCGGACAAGTTCCGGGTGGATCGATGGATCGCACGACAGGACAAAGTATGGCGCCGTTGCAGGGACGAGTGGTCTGTAGAGGCGTTCAAAGAAGCGCGACAGCGCTACTGGAAATGGAACCAGTTCCAACAGCGGCAGTTTATTGAACAGATGGAGAAGGCGTTTGAACGACGTTAACGGACTACATGACCTGTTCCTAACAGCAGCCGAAACGGACAGGCGTATGCCGCCGGCCATGCGTAAACAGAAGCTGTCGTCATGGCCAGACTATCCGCTTGACTGGCATGGCTACGGCTGGACGCAGCAAGGCGAGACAATCCTGAAGCCTACAAGCAAACAGATCACAGACTATGACCGGGCCATGCAGCTAACGATTCTGATGCCGGAAGATGATCGCAAGCTGGTCTGGGCCGTCGCACACAGCGCTGCCTTCAAGGCAAGAGGTGCGCCGTGGACACGCCTTGCCAGGCTGTTGCACTTAGGGACAGATGGTAGGGTCGTGAAGCGTAGATATATGGATGCGCTGGTGCGCTTGCACTATAAAGCCAGAGTGCATCGATATGAGGTGTAAGCGGGGCCGTCAGGCCGCCGCCCAAATGTTGTGTTCAAAAAGCCAAGTCATCGCGTCGTTCCGCTCTACGAGTTGAACTTGGTGAGCGATGACGTTGCTGATCTGCGGCTCGTCAGAGACCAGCTTATGAAAGCTGACCGTTTGATCGACCGCTTTGTTGAAATGAGTTTTGGCGTCCGCATGCTTGCGAAATTCGTCAACGCGAAAGCAGGTGCCGTCTGCCTTAAAAAGTCGAAGCTCAAAGTACGTCATGTCTATCTCCCTTTGTCGAATTACCTTACACAGCTAATATGCCGTATTTGACATTTAATGTCAACAATGTTGATACAATAAATCAAAAAACATGAATTGCGTGTTGCCAAAGGCACGAAATCTGGTATCGTTTCGATATGCTGGCGCAACATATGGTTGCGTCAATGCAACCACTTTCAGACATTCAGGGATCGTTATGCGTAAGTACCAGCCAGCACTCGTTGATTGGCAGGCCATACAAGCACGCATAGAAGCTGGCGAGGGCTTCACAAGCGTAGCCAAGGACTTTGATGTCACAAGGCAGGCCATTCAGAAGCGCTGTAAGCGTGAGGGCTGGATTAAAGGCAAAGAACGCACGATGGCTGTGAGGCGTGAACGGTTCAAGCGCAACCAAGCGCTGCAACCAAGTGCAACCGCGCAACCTGAAACGCAACCGCAACCGGTTGCAGTAGCGCAACCATCAGCAGTGGTAATGGACCGCAATGACAAGCGCAGTGCAGCACTTGAGTTACTGCGCGATGGCGTGCCGCGTAAGCATGCAGCGCAAGGCGCAGGCGTAAGTGAAAGCACGCTGCTGCGGTGGATCAATGAGGATGACGGGTTCGGGGCTGAGGTACGCGCAGCAGAGAGCGCGGCTGTCGCTCTCAGGGTGCGCCGGATCGGAAAAGCCGGTGAAAAGGACTGGCGTGCCGATAGCTGGTATCTGGAGCGCACGCAGAGGGCTGACTTTGGCTCTGACAGCCAAAGAGGTGGCGGCGTAGCGGTGCAGATCAACATCGAGCGTGGCGGTGACGCAGAGGTCATTGACGTTACGCCGACAGGCTAAACTATAACAAATCTATAACAAGGCTGTGCTGCCTGCGCTGTGATCAAGCGTGGCTGTGCATTGCAGGCGTATGCGTTACCGCCTTAAACAGGCGGCACAGAATCTGACGGCCCCCGTGGCATGCCCCCAGGCCAGCCGTCGCGCGACGACGAAGGCGATATACAAACACGCCCGCTTCTACAAAATCACAGGGTTTCAGGTTGCATGGCAGAGAGTTTCGCGCGGCGCATGATGGCGCAGCGGCTAATGACAGATGCGCGTGCAACGCCGTTCAGCGACAGCGCTGGCTTTGGTGGGCGCTCGACGCCTGACAGCTTGATTAGGGCTGTGCCTGAAGACACTGCTGTAAATCCTGCTCTTATGGGCGCGTACATGGGTGATCTTGACAGCGAGGCGTTTACGCCGAGTGAGGCGTTGCCTCGTGTGGCCTATGGCGGTGCTGCGATGGGATCGTTGTTCTTGCCGGGTGCTGGCGTGACGGATGTGTTTGGTTATGCGCCTGATCCGTTTAATCAGGGCGAGTATTTGCCCAGCTTTGGCGAGAACATTGCCCAGGGTAATTATTTAGATGCAGGCTTGCAGACGCTGGGCGTTGCTGGTGATGTGCTTCAGGCTGGTGGTACGATTGTCCCGCCATTAGCGGCTCTTGGTACTGTATTGAAGACACCACGCGCATCTAGGGTGGCCGGTCAGGCGGCTGATGTCGTGGCTGATGCTGCCAAAGTTGACCCCAATCAGGCCGCTGGCGCTGCTATGGAAGCGGCGCAGGCACGCTACTTTGAGACTGGCCAGTTTGAGCCGCCGACTGCTGAGAACCCTGTTTCGGTGGTTCTGCCGACTGAGACTGAGCCTGGCATTATTGCGTTTCATGGTTCCGGCGCTGACTTTGATGAGTTCCGGCTGGAGATGATCGGCACTGGCGAGGGCGCACAGGCATATGGCTATGGGCTGTACTTTACTGACAGCGAGGATATAGCCAAGTTCTATCGTGATACTGTTGGTAAGCGTAAACAGGGTATGCCGACATCAATACCAGATGACCCCAACGATGTGGCTGGTGCGCTTGCTCAAGACATAGGATTTAAGGAAGGCGTTTTTGGTGACACTGGTCTTTTGCAAATAAATTCAGGCGACCCTGATTATGATTTCTTCATCAAAATGCTTGATGATAACGCCGTTGAAACCACACAAGCTGGCGTAGCCAAGACTTATGAATTTAACGACGGCAGCGTGATTACGTTGTCAGATGAAGCAACGCCTGTTTTTAACGGCAAAGCCTTAGATAGCGTTTACACCAGCGATATCGAATATATGTTCGGGAATGAAATACAGGACATTTTGAAACGCGCACAAGAAATGGGGATGCCTGGTGACAGAGCTTCTTTAAGAGACGACATCCTAATGGTCTTGTCTCAGCTAGGCCAAGGCTTGGGCAGCAAGCGTGATATGTATACGGCGGTGGAAAGTCTCGCACCAAGTTATGGCGGCCCACCCAGCCGGTATATGACTATCTACAATCAGTTTATAGAGCCAAACACGGACATACAGACTGTTTCAACTTTAACAGAGCTGGGGTCAAAACGCGGCAAGATGTACAAGGTCGGGCTGTCTCCTAAGCCTGACGAGTTGCTGGATTATGACAAGTCACTGCGACAGCAACCTAAATTTGCTGACACTTTGAAGCCCCTGTATGAAGAATATGGTGTTGCTGAAACGGCAGATATCGGCACGTTGTTTGAGAGCATAAGAAACCAGCGTGGCATTTCTGCACAAAGTTTGAGCGAACGATTGTCTGCGGCTGGCATCCCCGGCTTAAAATACCGTGCCGCTGGCTCCAGAGGGGCTGCCACGACTGATGAGGCAGCAGAGCGCAACTATGTCATCTTTGATGATAAGGCCGTCAAAATCCTTGAGAAATACGGCATTGCTGGGCCTGTGCTTGTCACTGGCGCTGTTGTAGGCGCATCCAAGGCTGGCAATGACAATGAGAACGGCGGGTCAATCTTACCAGATGCAGGCGTGCTGTAGTGGCCCAGAAAACAATTAAGCTGGACTACACGCCGCAACCAAAGCAGGCGTTGCTGCATAAGTGCAGAGCAAAGCAGATATTGTTTGGCGGGGCTGCTGGCGGCGGCAAGTCGCATTCTGGCCGCTGGGACATCATTGGCTTTTGCTTGGAGAACCCCGGCTTGCAGGCGTTCATCTTCAGGCGGTCATTGCCTGAACTCGATAGCAACCACATACAGCCGTTGAAGAAGGAAATGCCGTCAGAACTTGGCACCTTCAATGAAACGCGCAAGCGATACGAGTTTTACAACGGCAGCACGATCCAGTTCCAGTATCTGGAGCGCGACAGTGATTGTGACCGTATTCAGGGAACAGAGATACATATCGCCTTGGTAGACGAGGCGGGGCAGATGACCCCGTATCAGCTTGGCTATATTAAGTCGCGTATGCGTCTGGGCAACTTTCAGCCCAAGCAGGCAGAATTCTTGCCGCGCTTGGTGATGACGGCCAACCCCGGCGGTCAGAGCCATAATTTCTTGAAGGCGCTGTATATCGATCCGGCACCGGCTGAGAGTTATTTTTACGATCACACCATGCGTGATCCCAACAACCCGTCCGACAAGGGTTGGTTGACGATGTACATACCGGCCAAGATGGCCGACAACAAATATATCGACCCGTCCTATGCATCCAGTTTTAGCGCCTTGCCTGAAGAGTTGGGCCGCGCCTTACGTGAAGGCGACTGGGATTTGGTTGTCGGCAGCTTCTTTGGCGATGTCTGGAAACGCGATCTGCATGTGATCAGGCCGTTTGATATTCCTGAACACTGGACACGGTTCAGGTCATTTGACTGGGGCAGCGCATCACCTTTTTCAGTGGGGTGGTGGGCTGTCGCAGACGATCACGATGAGTTCCCTGATGGCGCATTGGTTCGCTACCGTGAATGGTATGGGTCATCAGGGCGTCCAAATGTCGGCCTGCGGATGACCGCAGAAGAGGTCGGGGCCGGTATTCGTAGCCGTGAGCGCCATGAACGCATTGATTTTAGCGTGGGCGATC